AGAATCAAGAAAAGTATTGTATTTAGGGTAGTAAGTTATTCCATCAGTATATAATACTGGTTTATCTTTAAGTTCACTCATTTTTTCTAAAAAGAAATTATCAAAACGATTAAAATCTGGTTCACCTTTCATTACAACACCCTCGGGACTTAAATCTAAATCTTTAGGAGCTGCTAATGAACCTATACCTTTACGTGGACTTCCCATATCAAAACCTATTCTACCACCTTCTGCATATTCAGATGTGTTAGCTGTAACAAATTCTGTTATCTCTTCTTCTGATGCATTTGGATTCAAGTTTGTATAATATTGTCTTAAATATCCTGATGGATCTCTAGCTAATTCTGCTTCAGCTTCTTCTGGTGGCATTCCTAATGTGTCTGTTAAAAACTTAGATACTAGTCCTAATGTGGCTAGTTTACCTACGTTACCAATCCCTGTGCCTTTACCACCACCTGTTACTACATTTGCTAATGAGCTTAAGGGTTTATCAAAAAATTTAGCAAGAGGCCCTGATCTTGTTGGAACTTGTCCATAGTCTGCAACAGATTTTAAAATTCCTAAATTTTTACCAGTGGTTGCTAAATTTGCAAAAACATTACCAGGTGATAAAAAACTACCTTTTCCTAAAAATTTAAAACCAGTTCCTGCTTGACCTGCACCTAACGCCCCAAGTCCAGCTGTTGCACCATATATTAACGCAGCTTTACCTATATCAGATGATGCAATTTTCTTTACAGTCTTACCAACTTTTTTAACTGCTTTTTTAATACCACCAAATAATGCTGGTTCTCTAGGTACGACATTCATAATGCCTCCACCCATTCGTAATTGTCTCTCCATCTGTCCTCTTGATATTGTCATAATTTAGCTAAATTCTTATTGGCAGGCTTTATATCCTGGAATCTTCTTTTTACTTGGTTTTTCCAAATAAATCAAGGCTTGGCATTATGACTGTTACATCTCTTTTAATATCAGTTTCTGGCACGTTTCTTGCCTTCCAATCCTCTTCATTTGTATAGACTTCACCTGTCTTTTTATTGCTTATTTTTTCTATTATGTCTTTTGGTTTTATTACTAGTGTCATTATGTTGTTACCTCTCTTGGCTGTATTTGTAATATAGAAGCTATAACGTGCAGCTCGTTCGCGTCACTAGCTTGTACCTTTAGTATCTCACTTTCCTCTACCACAAGAGGATGAGTTAAAAGTTCAGTTGTTGTATTTGTATCTATTGCCTTTGTCTTAAATAAGCTAAACACATTACCAGAAGTATCAGTTAACGTAACATCAATATTACAGCTAGATCCAGAATCATTTGATATTAGTAACGATTTAACTAAAGCAACATTAGCACTTGGAGTTGTATACAACGTTGTGTTGTCAGTTGTTGTTAAATCTACTTTTGCGTTTATAAAACTATTTGACATTAATTTATAAAGAAGTTTTGAGCGTCAACTTCATCCTTTAGTTCTTGTTGATATGTTGTGTTTAATTTTTGTATTATACTATCAAGATCTCTAACCTGTGCGTCAGCAACATCTTGTTTATATTCTCTACTAGGTCGTGTTAATATCTGTACTATCTTTGCCATTATCTTCTTCCATCTGGTTGTATATCTAATCTAAATCCACCAAGTTTCCAATTCTGTTGAGCAGCTGTGTTAGCAATTTTTAAAGATATAGCTCTGGCTCTAGCTCTAGTATCAACTTTAGTTGTTGAAGAACTTATTGTAAAAGGTCCAAGAGCAGAACTTGCTTGTGAGTCATTAGAATAGTTTCTTAATTGTAATGTAATTTGTGTGTTACCAGTTTGAGATACAAAGTCTGGTATAAATCTTCTAATCTTTGCAAAGAACTCACCATCTCCACCTTGACTAATATCAAAGTCTCCAGATTCAATGTTAGAAGTTATTGCTGTTGTAGCCGTAGTTGTAACTTGATCTGTGCCAGTTTCGTGCTCGTAGTATATTGTACAGCCATCGGTATTACCAACAACATCATAAGAGTTGTTAGAGTCAGCATCATAATCTGTAGCATGAGGTTTACCAAATACAGCAGAGTCTTGCCAAGTTGTTCTATCTAACGTGCTTGTAGTCCAAACAGGTCTTTCACCTGAAGATTCAACATAATTAAAAGTTACACATCTATCAACTACTGTCGCACCAGAAGAACAATAGAACCAATTAATTTCACCAAACAAGTTATTTAATCCTGCATTAATAAGTTGATTTGCCGTTGTGTTTAAATCATTAAATACAAAGTCTTCTACTAAACAAGGTAAAGATTGTAGAGCACCTGCATATCTAAAGAAACCATTTTCTGAAAACCAATATGCAGCACCATCTACTTCTACTGCAGCGTTCTGTCCTATCAATCCACAGTTTGTACCTACTTGTGCAAAACCAAATGTAAAAGGTGGACCAATAAATCTTTGTGTAAATAAAGCAGTATCTGTCCAAACGTAAATTGCATCTCTACCTCTAACCGCTCCCATAATTCTAGAGCCATCTGCAAGTCTCTGTGTACCAGCTGTATTAGTTGCCGTGGGTGTGTATGAATTAATATTTTCTTGATCAGAGAATCTTATAAACATATCGTCTTGTGTTGTTGGATCACCAATTGTTGTTTCAGTTCCAAAGAACACTAAGTGCCTATCAGGTGTTGATACTAGCATATCACGTGACGCTGTTGGTGCACCAGAAATAATTGTAGCTCTTGTTGCTGTTGCGTTTGCTGCATTTGAATCCCATTCAAAAACTTGTCCATTATGTATCAGTGCAATAATTTTACCACCAAAGTTATCAATAGACCAAAGGCCTGGATCGATTACTAAATCTCCTGATGCTGCTTCACCCCATGCCACAAAGTCAGATGTGTTTGTAACTGTTGCACCATTAGAATGAGATGCTGCTGTTGTGCCTCTCGCTGCTCGAGTCACGCCTGTTAATGTGTTGCCTGAGATTCCAGTATAAGAAATATCTTCATTGTCTATTGAAATATGATTTGTACCTGTTGATGGAAAGTTAACTGAGCTTGTTAAAACTATTGTTGTTGTGGAAGCATCAATTGCTCCGTTTAAAGTTGTTGTAAGTGCGTTGGCCACTGTGCCACCAAAAGTAGCTAAACCCCAACCAAAACCTGGCAACTGTTCTGCTGGTCCAACGGCATAATACGTTTGAACTCTTATACCACCAGATGCTGTAGCACCTGATCCTGTTTCTGCAGAAGGCATAGTAATTGTTATTGTTAAGTTAGTTGGTGTTGTAGTCACCATAAATTTTTTGTCATCAAAATCTGATGCCGAGTAATTAGAATTTGTAATAGCTGTAAAATTATCTAATAAAATTATATCTCCGGGCGCAAGACTGTGACCAGATCCAAAAGTTATAGTTACAGAGGTAGATCCGTTTGTTGTGGTAAAAGCATTTGTAAGTGATGTTGTAGATTCAATAGGATGTATGTCATAAAATACACCTCCTGAGTAAGCATATAAAATTCTATTGGTACCTATGATTGAAAATTTTTGACCACTTCTATTTACAATATGGTGCATGGCTCTAGCTGAGCCTGTTAACTTATTATTACCAAGTTGTTGCCAACCACCTATCTTTTCTGGTGTTCCATATCTAAATCTAACATTGTCGCCATCAACCCATTGACCCTCGGCTTGAGTATCTGTAATTTGTTTATTAAATCCTGGTAAGAACTGTACTTTTTGTAACATTATACTACTATACTAGTTTTTATACCGTTTTTAAAGCAAAAGTTATCCTAGGGGTATTTGGCTCTTTTGGAGCTAGGCCTCTGTGTTTTAGTCTAGCATCAAAAAATATCAACCTGTTTTGAACAAAATCTACTTTTTTTATTTTATTATCTTTTTTTATTTCAAAACATCCTGAGTTTTTAGGTAGAGTTTTTGTTACCATGAGAAGAATAGTATTAGCGCCATCGTCATCGTGCCAGTCTCCATTCATATCCTTAAATTGAACATTAATATATGCTCTTAATATTGATTTAAATTTAAATCGTTCTTTTAATTTTTCACAAATAAACCTAATTAAATTATCTTCTAAATTAACACCAGAATTATAAAAAGGGTTGGATTCTTCATGAGATTTATGCCCATAAAAATGAGGCGTTTCGTAAACACAAATTTTATTTAAGAATTTGATTAAATCTTTTTCTAAAAAATTATCAATTATTATCAAATGTTATCCTTTCTAAATAAAATCAAAAACTATAGAATATCTGTGAGAATATATACTATCAAAAACTTTGTTTGGCATATACTCTATAGAATGTGATAAGGAACCATTAAACATTAGAATAGAGTTTTGTGTTGAAGGAAAAATAATCTTTTCATTTTCTAAACGAGTGCCATAACAATCTTGATTCGATTGTAGATAATACACGCAGGTTAGTTTTGTATTATGAGTGTGAAAAACATATTTACTATTTTCTGTTGTAAGATTACACCAGCATTTAAGCATATTAAAGTCTTTATTTATGTTTTTTACTAATTTTATAATTTTATTTTTTAATTTATTAAAAGATGAAACATCTTTTAATTTTTCATCTAGATCACTGGGTGTTTGAAATAAAGGAAATTTTTTGTCCCAAACTACATAATCTTTTGCAAACTGTATATCTATGGCTTGTTTAATATTTTTTATATCTTCTTTTTTACAAAGATTAAATTCTCTATAAAATTTATTATTATTAATAGTAGTTACTATCACTTTATTTTCTTTTTGCAAAATAACTAGGAAGACCTATCATAGGTCTGCCATCATATTTATTCTTATCTGCATCTTTACTTTTTTGATTATTGTAATGTAAAAATACTTGACCACAATTTTTTCCCTCAAAAGCTTCTCTCCAATGCTCTAACTCACATCCTCTGTAAATAAGCATATCACCTGGATCTAAATTTATTTTTATACCTGCCATGCCTTTTTTACCAGAGGGTTCTAAATATATAGGCCAAGGATCACCACCAAGATTTAAAGTTGTAGATATCTCGCAGCTAAACCTATCTGAGTGTCTGTGTAATATATCTCCATTTTTATAAATCCTAGCATAAGAATAAGTTGGAGATACTTTAAGACCTGTTTCTTTTTCCATTCTTGGAACTAATGAAACTAATAAAGTTTCCATAACCATATCTGCGTAATGAGAATATGTGTTTGGAACTTGTTCATCATTCCATACACCAAACATTTCTTCAAAAGGATGAAGATATTTTTCTTCAAATAAAAATTTTGTTACGGTTCTTTTATTTAAAAAATAAGTATAACAAAAAGCAGCTAAATCAGGTGATATAGCTTTTTTAATTACTTTATATTTATTTTTTTTAAACAACATTATTTTATATAGTTAATGTTTAAAACAATCCTTTTATCATATGTTATAATCTACCTTGTATTTTTTATTGTCTGTCCTCTCCTCACCATATTTTGATAAAACATCATTTATTGGAATTGCTCTACAATTAAAATGTATAAACCTAAATGGTTCGTAAGCATCATCTACTCTAAATTGATGAGGTAAGTAAGAATTAAAAACAATTAAATCACCTGGCCTTACTGTGTAATTAACTTGTGTGCTAGCTGGAGTAATTTTATTTGCATCCTTTTGTGGTAAATCATTCATAAGTTTACCAGCTCTTGGATCATCAAAAATAGGCAGTGATGTTTTTTCACTTGCTTTTAAAAAATAAAAACCAGATATGTGCCCGTTATAATGTGTGTGTAAAGAATGATGACCTCCTCCAGCTTCAGCAAATTCTTGAACCCACATTTCTGTTGTGAAAATTTTATAGTTAGTTAAGTCATAACCTTGCTCATCTAATAAGTTCCACGTTGTAGCCTCTATATAATCTGTAAATTTTTTAAACCCTGGTCTTCCTATTAAACTTGAAGAATGATGAACTAGAGCATGATCTTTTTTATCTCCACCCCAGTTCTTATTTCTTTCATCTATAAAATTTTTATTTTTTTCTTTTGCTAATTTAATATATGGATCAGATAATTTATCTAAATCAGAAACCCACTCTGGTTTGTTCATAAAATATATTGGAGAAGCAAAATACCAAGATTGTGTTAAATTATCTTTACTCATACAAAAGGGTACCCACAGTTCCAAATAACTAAAGAGTATCTCGTCCCTGAAGTAACAGGTTTAACTCTGTGATAAATAAAAGAGGGAAAAACAACAATAGAGCCTTTAGGTAATATACTTTTGCATTCCTCTGTTAATGGTCTTTGTTCAGGTGATTTACTAAAAGAAAATTCTAATTCACCTCCTCTATAATTATTAGGATCAGATAAAGAAACAGTTACAGACAATTTTCTAATCTTTCCATTAAATTTTTCATGTATAGCTTTATTGTTTCCTTCTCCGTAAGGTACATCAAAACTATCACAATGCCAATCATAAAATTGACCTTCACCATATTTAGTAAATTGACAATGCTCAGAAACATCATATTGAAAATTCCAACCTGCATTAACATTTGCTTTTTCAACAAAAGGCATAATGGCTCTATAAACCCATAAATCATCTAACCAAACTAGTTTTGAATTTCTTTGTTTAAATAAATCTCTTTGTTGACTTTCACTTATATTTTTAAAATTACTAAGACCCCCTGTTAATGCAATTCTATCTGGCTTTGTTAAAGCATATCTTATTATTGAATCACATAAATGATGTGGAAGAGCATTTTGAAAGCACCAGTAGTTATTTCTATAATTCATTTCTGTTTAAGATATTACAGATTTAAAAATAAAAGTAAATAGCTTAACTTTCCCAAGATGATGTTTCAGGATTCCAAGAACGTACTATTAGGGTATCAGAGTCAATATTTACTTGATAATCATTAACTATCCATTTTTGATTATCTTCATCCCAAATAGGTTGTATTCTATAATCTTCGTCAGGAGCATCAGGTCTATTACCTACAAAATCTTCTGGTTGAGCTACAGGTGCCTCCCAAATAAAATTAGCATTTAATGTCCAAGATGCAAAAGGTTGAGGAGATTTAAATACATTATTAACAGAATCGTAAACAAAACCTACTCCAGCATATCTACCTCTAAATCTACCACTGTATGAAGTTTGTTTCCACTCGCCACCTTTAAACCAAGTATTACACCAAGTCTCTCCATCCACGTGCATATCATTGTCTACTAAAGGACCATTTGAAGTTGAAATACCATTGTCTACCACAATGACTCTTTTTACAACCCAATGTGTATCTGTAGTAAATCCTGTTGGATCAGTTTTTTGTTCTATTTCTGCGAAATGAGCCATAACATTATGGAACAACAAAACAGCCGGTTGTGTTAAATGTGTGAATTACATTACAACCACTTGTTGTTCTAGTCCCTCCTGTTATTCTGTCGTTTCCATCGACGCTGTTTGCAAAAGATACAATAACTACTCCTGAACCACCATTTCCGCCCCACTTATTAGAGTCAGGTGCACAAGGGCCTGATGGAGTACCACCAGCTCCGCCACCGCCGCCTGTATTGGCAGTTCCTGATCTGTTTACGCCTGGTGGTGTACTAGCGCAAGCATATCTTGCTCCGGCTCCACCTCCGCCAGATCCGCCAGGTCCGCCATTGTTTTGAGGTCCACAAGGACCTCCAGTTGCTCCGGTTCCACCGCCGCCTCCGGCTCTTGTTGTTGAGTCTCCTGGCCAGCCACTTGATCCAGCTCCGCCAGCTCCTCCGCCATAATAATTAGGTGATGCTGATCCAGAGCCGCCGATACCGCCGCCTCCGCCGCCACCGATTCCTGTATTTCCTGGTCCTCCAGAAAATCTCCCTGGTCCTCCAGGATTACCTTGCCCTGCTCCTGGGGGAGATGAAGTTTTAGAAGGTGTGTTTCCAGATCCTCCTGGCCCAGGTTGTTCTCCTGAACCTCCACCAGATCCTCCGGATAGTCCTGTAGCAGAAGGTCCTTTTCCTGCTCCTCCGCCAGTTGCATCAAAAGCTGCTACACAGCCTGCACCGCAGGTATTAAATGACGAGTCATTTCCACTTGTAGCATTGTTAAGAGGTGAAGCTGCTATTGCAGTTCCTCCAGCACCGATTGTAACTTTGTAAGTGGTTGCTCCAACGATTGGGTATGATGTATTAAAACGATAACCTCCAGCACCGCCACCGCCAGCTTGACCGCCGTTTGCAGCTCCGCCGCCAGCTACAACTAAAATATTTGCGTTAAAGGGTTCTAAAGATGGAAGACTTCCACCTCCTAAACCGAGAATTTTATATCCAAAACCAGTTGCCATTAATCTCCTTATGCGTCGTTAGCGGCATCTGTAGTGAAGAATAATTTAACACCTAATAGTTTTGCATCAGCTGTTAACGTATCTTCAGAAACGTCTCTAAATATTTGAAAGAAAACGTACTCATCTGCACTTGGTGAGCCTGCTATTGTTATTGCTCCACTTTCTGCCGTCACTGCTAAATCGTTTGCTGTACCACTCATGGCTTTTGCTGTTGGGGCAACTGCCGTACCAAAAGCTGTATTTAAATCTCCGTTATCTGCTAATGCAACACCTTGTAAAGCAAGAGATGTAGTACCAGTATTTGTTGAGTTTGCTGTAAAGAAAGCTTGAAAAGTTACTGTGCCTTCATTCCATGATTTAGGAAAAGCAACAGCAAATTGTGCAAACTCATCTGAGTCTTTGTCAAAATCTAAAGTTTTTAGTTCTGGTCCATTTGATAATTCTGTTTGTGCAATGTTAGCACATCCGTTTGTAGTGTTTGGATACATAGCAACCGCAGGAACCCAAATAGTTTCTTTACCTGCAATTTTTACTGCGGCTGTTCCTGATTTAAGAACTCCTGTTCCTTTAGGATTTAAATTTAAATCAACATTTGTTTCACCTGTTGAAGAAATAATTGGACCATTTCCAGTTGCAGCATTTGCTAATGTAATTTCATTAACAGCTGAACTTGTTGCCGTTAATAAAGCTAATTCATTTCCGTTAGTATCTAAAATAGAAGTTCCTATTTTAGGAGACGTTAATGTTTTGTTTGTTAAAGTTTGTGTTCCAGTTAAAGAAACATTAGGTAAAGTATAAATGTCTGGATTAGTTCCATCGTTTGCAGTTGCAAAAACCACTGCATCACCTTTATCACCCGCTGCAAAAGTAAATGTATCTCCTGAACCAGAAGTATATTTAAATTGTACTGTGTATGAACCTGATGTTGAGTTTCTTAAATAATAAAAAGTTTGTACGTCTAATGGAATAGTTACGATTTGATTTCCTGTAATTGAACCTGTGAACTCAATCATTCTGTGAGATAAAGTTGCTCCAGTTGATCCATCGGAAACAGATAATGCTGTAGTTTGTGCTCCACCTGCTATTGATTGAGCAGTAAAACCACCTGCAATTTGTTCAAAAATTTGTAAGTTTGTGTTTGTTTTCGTTCCCCACGTTCCAGCGTTTTCGCCAGTAGCCTGAAGTTCTACTCCTAAAGGTGTGTATGTTGAAGCCATATTTTATCTCCTATTATGCAACGTCACTATAACTTGTATTTGATCCCGTTGCAACATCTGTATATGATGAATTTGAACCGGTGTCAACATTAGAATATGCTTGAATTCCGAATCCAGACGCAGTGCCAAAAGCGGCCACAGAAGCTGTTGCAGACAGACCTGTTAAAGTTATATCAAAACTTGTTGTAATAGACAAGCCTGTTCCTACACTAGATGTTGAGGATTGACCTGTTAAACCTAAAGATAAGTCTATAGGATCTATTGATCCAACACTAGACGTAGCAGAATTACCCGTTAATATTACTATAGGATTTGAGTTTACAGTTATTTCACCTAAAGTTATTGTGGAACCTATACCAGTTAAATCAACATCTGGACTTGAAGTTTCAGTTGTATCACCAATAGACGTTGTTGCAGATTGACCTGTTGGTTCTACTGCCACACCAACAATAGCAGAAGCAGTTCCTAAAGAAGTAGTAGCTGATTGACCTGTCAAATCAAATGCAGCATCAATTACAAAACTTAAAGTTCCAACAGAACTTGTTGCAGAAACTCCTGTTGGTCCCATAACATTTGCAACATCATTTAATGCAAATGCTCCCCAAGAATTATCTCCCCAAGATTTAGCTCCCCAAGTGCTGTTACCTAAATTTGATTGTAATCCAAAACCTTCTAATACGGCTGTAGCATCATTTGCTCTACCCCAAGCTTCTTCACCCCAACCATCACGGCCCCAACCAATTTCGTTATATGCTTCTAAAGTTCCAACAGAAGCTGTCATTGATAGGCCTGTTATTTCTACAGAGTTATCTGGTATCTGACCCCATTCTCCAGAGTTCCAAGATTTACCTCCCCAACCTTGTTGAGGAACACCCATGTTAGTTCCATCACCAACATCTGAAGTTAAACCAAAACCATCTAAAGTTATAATTGGGTTTGTACTATCGCCCCAAGTTTCTGAGTTCCAAGTATTTCTACCCCAACCGTTTTGTGAATAAGATAAAACACCTTCTGCATTTAAAGATGTGGTTAATTCGAAACCTGTAAGTTCTGTTGTATTATCCGATAATTCTCCCCACTCATTTTTACCAAAAGATTTACCACCCCAACCTTGTTGTGGCACACCCATGTTTGTTCCATCACCAACGAAAGAAGTTGCAGAAACTCCTGTTGGAAAGACAGTGGCTGTATCTTGATCACTCCAAGAGTTTTGACCCCAAGTTAAAACACCCCAAGTATCACCTATAGGAGTGTTTGCTTGTCCTCCCATGCCAGAGTGATTAGAACAATAATAATATAAAGTTGGTGCAGAAGCGGCTACAGTAATTTGTGTGTATGCATCTGCGCTTCCTGGTGATCCGTTTGTAGTTACACCTGTAGTATATGGAGAACCACCGCCATGTGTTCCGTCAGATGTTGTAGAAAATCTTAATGGGTGACTACCGTTTGATGAATCAGATTGATCAAATCTATACGTCCCGCCTTCAGCTAAATTTACGGTATCTTGTAATACACCGTCAATGTAATAACGATTACCGGCGCCAGGGTTGGCTACCGTTACTGTAAAGGTTCGAGTAACGGACATCCGTTAATCTCCCTTACGCTATTCTGATGATCGCGTTTGATGCGTCGGCTGTTGGAAATTGAATTGTAAAAGTTCCACTTGTTACAGTTTTGTCTGAACCAAAATCGATTGCACAAACTGCTGGATCACTTGTTGCTGAATCATTGAAAATTAAACATCCTCTTGCTGTGAAAGAAGCAGATGTAAAACTTGTGTCAGCGAAGTCACATACAGCTGTTGATGAATCTAAAGCTGGAGTAACACTTGTAAGTGCGTTTCCTTTTGCAGTGTATCCAGAACCAGAAATTTCTTCTGAAGTTGTGTACGCTGTAGTACCAGCTCCTAAAGATGCTGAAGATGTGTACAATGCTAAGTTAAATGTATCACCAGATGAGGCTGTAAAATTGTGAACGCCTTTTAAAATTTCAGTTTTGAAACTATTACATATTGCTGATGTTATTGCCATAATTTAACTCCTATTTTTTACGGTGACGTAGAAGGTATAGTTATTCTAACAGTTCCATCCGTATAATCGTCACGTTTACGTCTGCCAAGTTGTTCTATACCAAACTTGTCTAGTTCTTCTTTATACTTATTTTCGTAAAGTGTCAACATATCTAATGGGCCTTTTAAAAATCCATATGCCTCTATTAAACATGCATACAATAGACCATTACCAAAATATTGACTTATATAAGTTGTAGTATTTGACCCCGATAAACCGTCTGGGATGGCCTGATAGTGTATTTTAAACGTGTATGTAGTGTCGGGTGCTGGGGCTATAAACAATCGGCCTGACGTCGTGTCTGAGACGCCTGTAGCACCACCAAACATAGCATAGTATTTTGGTTTACCTGTTGATGTCTCAGCAGGTATATATTCTTGTAGATAAGTTTCATCTTTTTTCTCTAACCATTCATTTGCTCCTGTTGCAGCAGATGTTGAGTCATATACTTGAACACCTTTAACAAAAATAGTTTTCGCTGGAACGTTAATAGTGGTTTGCCCTGTAACTAAATTACCAATAGATTGTTTTTTGTATGCATCAATAGGCACATCTCTAAATATTCTAAGCTCTGCATTTTCAATAAATTGATCTGTAATAGTAGATGTTAAAACATTAGAATCTACTTCAGTATAGTTTTGAATTGCTGTTGTTAATGTTGCGTATGTAAATCCTGCCATTATGGTGTCAATGTTGTGGGTCCTGCCGTTA